CATACCGACAAACTTGCCCGCATTGCTTGCAAAGCAATGACGGAACTAGTAAAATCAGGACATGCTGACTTCCTAGTTCTCAAAGATGACGAGGTTCGTGAATGGTGGGAACAACACCAAGAAGCCGACCGTAAAGCACAGGAAGCAAAACTTGAAAAACAACGCCGAGCACAAATCAAAAAAGAGGCATTGGCTAAACTTAGTGACGAAGAAAAGAAAATTTTAGGAATCAAAAAATGAAACTGTCTCCGATGTTCAAATACAAAATGGCATTCTGGTCTATAACGGCTCCTGCAATGATACCCTTTGCAATGCTAGTGATTTTGGCAATCTTCAATCCATTCTGGTTCCGTAATGACTTTATCAATTGGACTGAAAAGTTTGCACGAAGGGTAGCAGAGTGGCGTGATGGTATTGGATATGTCAAATACTACTATGACAAGGCACACTTGTTTGACACATTGAAGGCTTGACAATAAACCCAAACAGTGCTACAATAAGGTATTAAAGGAACAATAACATGTGGATTCAAAATGTAGCATTAAGCGATATCAAAAAGGGTTTCCATATAAACCCAGGCGATAACGCCATGCTGATTCAAATCGTTGACTGTGGTATGGAATTCCCTGAGCCACTGTACAAGTTCAAGCATGTGGCTCAGTTTCAATTCTTGGACTTGGAAAAGGATGACTACTGCATCGAACCCGAAATGAAAATCACTGACGACCAAGCAAAGAGTTTGGTGTTGCTGTTAAAGCAAGCATACGCAAACCACATGAATGTCATTGTGCATTGTGTTGCAGGAGTGTGTCGTAGTGGTGCAGTTTGTGAAGTTGGTGTGATGATGGGCTTTGATGACACCGAAGTGTTTCGTAGCCCTAACTTACTAGTCAAACACAAAATGATGAAATACTTAGGATGGAGTTATGATGAAAACGAACCTCACACAATTAATGGAATACAACTTGAATCAGGACTTATCGTCCCTAAAAGACATTCGGAACAACTTGGTGACACTTAATATGATGGAACGCAATCGTTGGCAATTGGTTAGTGATGACCATGTCTGGTTCTATCCTCCTGACATTTCATTGAGTACAGTTGAGTTGATTAGTAACTATCATGTGGATTCATACGAAACTTGTGTATTCTATGCCAATGGTGACAGCAATGTGTTGAAACGATATACCACAAAAGAAGATGCGACCCGTGGTCACATTGAATATGAACGCAAGTTCAATTTGAAAAGGATTAGTAAAAGTGAGTTTAACATTTAAGGTCACATATGGTGACATAACAGAAACTTTCGACACCCTTGACTTGGCTATGAACTATGCTAAGACACTAGACAAGTTTGTAACTATCAGTGGTGATAGTTTTGAAGTAGTTGGTCGATTTGGTGTTGACAGTATAAAAGATGGCAAGTGCCCTGACGGCGTTGCTTATGATTGGAACAAGGCATCACGCATAGGTCGTGTGCAAAAGGAACGAGTATGAACAAGTGTTATCAATTGATTGGTGTCCCTGGTTCAGGTAAAACTACTTGGATCAAGAAACAACCATGGGCATTGGGCATGTCAGTCGTTGGTACTGACCAGTTCGTAGAGCAAGAGGCTAGCCGATTGGGCAAGACATACAGTGAAGTGTTTGAATCCTACATGCCGATTGCTGTTAAGTTGATGGTCAACCACGCATTGATTTGTCAAGCAAATAAGTTAGACTTTATCTGGGACCAAACATCTACCACCGTAGCAAGTCGTAAGCGCAAGTTCAATACATTGTTGCCCTCACAATACGAACACATTGCGGTGGTGTTTAAGATTCCTGAACCGGCTGAGTTGTCTCGTAGATTGGCAACTCGTCCTGGTAAGGAAATCCCTGCCGATGTAATGGAGAACATGATTAAGAATTTTGAACCACCATCATTGGATGAAGGCTTCAAAGAAATTTGGGTTGTAGAGGATTGACATGAATAGATTTAGACCACAAGACTTGGGTAAAACTTATGTAATGAAACAAAGGTTGAAGTACGGTCGTAGTGATGCCTATAACTGGCAAACTCGTATTGAGTGGTATCCGGCGGGTTATGGCATTAACAAGAAAACCATATCAAAGCAGTTTCAAAGACTACATTACTTGGCATGTCATGCGCCCGAACCTATTGCAAAAAAGTGGAACTCAGCGTATAATCAATTTGAGAACAAACACTTTGCAAGCCGCGGCAATGCAAGTGTGCGTTTCTTAAACACATGGACAGCACATAGTTGGATGTAATATGAATAAATTTAGAATTTGGTTCACAACATATCGTACCGAAATCACCTGGTTCTTAATCGGCTGGTTAGTACTTGCAGGCCTACATGAGATTCAACGCGGTGATTTAATCGGCGCATTGATTGACTTTGCATTGGCATTCTTAAACTATAAGTTGAATGAGTAATGACTCCGGCACGAGCAAGTAGTTTGGTACTGCCTTTTATGATAATCATGGCAGTTATATTTTTAGTTTCCAACATCTATCATTACTTTGCTAATGATGACGAATATGATGACGATGATACAGTGACAATATCTTTTAACTGCACACAAGTATTAGGTAGTCAAGATAACTACCCAGAGTTTGTGGTACAACAATGTAGACAATTACGAGCAAATGAGTAAATCAAAAGAAGAAATTATCCACGATATGTGCATGACATATCGACATGACTATGGGTTGCGTAAGTTACCCGGCGACCCAAGTTGGACATCAGGCATGACAGAAGAAGATGCCAGAATGCTTTACAAAACAATGGAACAGATATACATTCATAATGTTGAACCTCTGTTACAAGAATTCAATGATTTGAAAGAAGGTAAACGGTGTCAAGTGCCACAAAGTAAAGAACATGCGGCATTGATGTTTAAATTGGCTAGTATGTTTTTAGGAGAAGATAAACTTGAACTCAAACGAGATAAATGATGGTCGTTCAGAGATTGAAATTGACCTTACTGATGATGAATTCTTGCGATTAGCAAAGATGGCACATGAGCGTGATATCACTTTCAATCAAATGGTTGAATACATCCTCAGTGAGGAAATCAAACGCCTTAAAGGTATTGAAAATGAATGACATTGTAGCAGGTATTTTTAACTGGATCAAAGATGATTACAAAACTAACCCATTTCGTTTTTGTGTTGAAGTATTGGCTTGGGCAATCTCAATTGGCTGTAGCATCACTATGGCTCTCACTGTCCCCAATCCTCCTCTTCTTATTCTTTATCCTATCTGGATTACTGGTTGCGCTCTCTACGCTTGGGCTGCTTTCACTAGGAAATCATTTGGGATGTTGGCTAACTACATCTTGCTAACAACGATTGACAGTATTGGATTGATAAGGATGCTATATGGAAACTAATTTTACAGACCCCAAAACCCTCACAAACATTGATGACAAACTTGAGCCTAAACTACATAGTTGGCTTAAGAGTATGTTGCAAATGGGTCCAGCAACAATCACATTCACTAAGGTAGATGGTACTGAGCGTGTGATGCGTTGCACATTAGAACCATCACAGTTGCCCCCTGTTGTTGTCAAGGAAGATGCAAAGCCTCGAAAAGAAACAACAAGCACAAAGGCCTTGCGTGTTTATGACTTAGAGAAAAAAGAGTGGCGTAGTTTTACTCTTAAAAATATTAAAAGGATTGAGATTGATTTATGAAAAAGTTATTAGCAGTTATTTTTTGTTTGTTGGCACTAACAGCAAACGCCAAGACATACAAAGTGTTTGTGGGTACCCCTGCAGGTAGTGGTAGTGACATTCAAACTCGCAGGTTGTTTGACGAAGTAGGTAAGATTACAGGTGACACCTTTGTCGTATTCAACAAGCCCGGTGCAAACTTGATGATTGGGTACAAGAGTTTCATTGAAGAATCAATGCGTGAACCCAATGTAATTTTGCATGGTGGTAGCGTATATGCAGTAAACGCATACTTACTTAAGGATACTACTATTGACCCAATCAATGAATTGAAGGGGTTGGTGCTAACTCAGTATGTAACATCATTGGTGGTAGTTCGCAATGATTCTCCTTATAATTCATTGAAAGACTTGACAGGAAGAATCAATGCAGGTGTGAGCAATCCCTTATCTGAGTTTTTACTAGCGTCAGAAGTTCCTAAGAACAATGATTTTCAGATTGTAAATTATAAATCAGACAATGAATCAACTATGGCATTATTGAGCAAGACAGTTGATGTGGTTGGTACTACTACATTCAATCCATACTTAAAGTCACATGCGGATTCATTGAAGGTGATTCATACACACTATACACAAGTTGGCAGTGGTTATGCAGTATACAAAACTTTCCCTGAAGATGAACGAATTAAATTGAACAAAGCATTGAATGAAGTATTGCGTAACCCTGAGGTAGTAGAGTGGTTGACTAGTTCTTTTAGATTCAAGCCAGTCGGCGGGGCTCCTGAAAAGTATGACCAAATGTTGATTGACATGAAGAAAGCCATTACCAAGCATCAGGTTCGATAGGTTGACAATAAATAGAAGTTCTAGTATAATCTATGTATTATGAAAAAAGAACTTCTAACATTCACCGTCGAACAGCCCAAGCATCGGGCCCATCGTGTTCTCTTTTGCGAGAACACACCGTTCAAACCTAAGGTTGTGAAAAACAAAAAGACCGAGTATCGGCGTCACGACAAGCACCGTAAAAGTAGTACTTTTTAGTACTACTTTTTTTGCCTAAAACGGTTGACAATAAATCGTTTTGGGAATATAATACTTGTATTGATTGATTAAAGGAGTTGCTATGACAATCAAGCGTTTCAAACAAACTACCCGTTTTCGTGTCAATGTCGGTGAGGTATCATTCTATGCTACCGCAAAACAGATTCGCAACGGCGTCGGCGATTTTGTTAAGTGCAATGCCGCAACACAAAAAGCACTGGATGCACTAGAGTTCACCCGTTCAGGCTCCGGTGTCGCAGACCAATGCGCTGTGGGCCTCGCAGGTACTTGGGAAGGTCTGCAAGTACAACTTAATATCGCCTAAGGAGTTAGTATGAAAGACGAAAAACGAGAACTTTATACTGTAGTTTGGAAACAGACTTATCCAATGAAACCCTTACAGGACGCAATGGATGAACTGGTAGAACGGATGCTAGAATACAGTGACTACACCGAAGCCAAGCAAGTCATCGCCCAAATCAAGTCTGGGATATAGTACTAAAGTATTACAAACTTTCCGGTTGACAATAAATCGTTTTGGGTATATAATATAGTCTTATCAGTTGAGAAAAGGACACAAAATGTTTAACGCAAAGCAAATCAAGTTGATGAATATTCTGGGTATTGTCTCTGAGGCAGACCGTGAAGTTTTTTATGAGGGTTACTGTGAGGTAGCTTGTGAAATGGCCGCAGAAGGTATGAACGCAGGCACGTTTGCAGAATACTTGGAACGCAGGATCGCTTTCAAGGCGTTAATGGAAAAGCGCAAAGCCCAGAAACAAAAGGCTTGACAAATAATCGTTTTGGGTATATAATAGAATCTTAAACAGTCAAACAACAGGAGTTAAAAATGGCTACTCGTTCAGCAATTGGTGTGATGCATGGTGACAAGTGTAAAGCAGTTTATTGTCATTGGGATGGTTATCTTGACCACAACGGTCGTATCTTGTTGGAGCACTATGATTCAGCAAAAGCAAATAACTTGGTAGCACTTGGTGACATTAGTTCATTGGGTTCAGAGATTGGTGAAAAGCACGATTTTGATGTCCGTTTCACTAAAGGTGCTATCGGCGAAAACTGGACTAAGTTTTATGGTCGTGACCGCGGCGAGACTGGTGTTGACTTCAAAGTGTTTCACAATGACAAAGAATTGTTCGAAGGCATTGACGCACAATACTTCTATGTGATGAAAGACGGTGTGTGGTATGTCTCTGAGGGTGCTGAGTGGAAAGTACTGAGCGAGGCAATCGCCGAAGAAGAAACAATCGGATATAAGGATTACTGATGCGAGGCGCTATAATGTGTGCATTGTCGTTGATAGCGGCATGTTTTTTAGTCGAATCATTGCATGATGTTCCTGACTATGCACACGCGGCTGAAATAGGTTGGCAACAATTTATCGCCATCATGATTTACAATTGGTTATGGGTTAAGGAAGAACAATGAAATATTTTAAAGAGGTCACTGTATGGTCTGACAGTAATAGTGCTAACCACACTTATTACATGAAAGATGACAAGTCGGCTATGGTCGGCTACATCAAAGTGGGTAGTAGTGACCTCTTTAAGTTCAAGGCACCAATTAAGATTGACACACGAGGACGCAAGTTTGAAGTGTTGAAAATGAAGGGCGAGCCTGACGAAGTTTATTTCGGTGTGAAGGAAGAACCAAAGAAAGACTTGATTGAAGTTCAAGGCAGCAACGGCAAAGTTTATTACTTAGAAAAAGTAGGTAGTAAATACACTTGCACATGTCCTGGATTCACATTCAGAGGTAAATGTAAGCATGTAGATGGAATGAAATGATAGAAGCAATCAAAGGTTATACAGGGGTAGCAAGAACAGAAGGTAGGTGTAAGATGACTATACACTGCCTCTACCGTTGTACAGTTTGCGGCACTATCAAAATGAAGTTTACAGAATTAAAAGGACACGAGTGTAAGAAAAATGAAAATAGCAGTATGCAGTGACCTGCACTTAGAGTTCAAAGACATTGAACTATACAACACAGAAGGTGCTGAGGTATTGATTCTTGGTGGCGACATTATGATTAGTGAATCATTACACCAGCATGAGGCACCCACAGTAACTAGCCCATACGAATCCTATCAACAACTAGGGCACAACGCATTGATGGCACAACGCTATCGTGGGTTCTTGGAACGAGTAAGCAAAGAGTTTCCTCATGTTATCTATATTGCAGGCAACCATGAGTTCTATCATGGTAAGTTTGTGCGTGGCATTCAAACAATGCGTGACGAATGTGCCAAGTTTCCTAATGTATATTTCTTAGAGCGTGATATCAAAGAGATTGGTGAGTACACATTCGTTGGTGCTACATTGTGGACTGATTGCAATAAAGGTGATCCACTGACACTTCATGCCTTGCGTGACTTGATAAATGATTACCGTGTTATTGTGAATGACGAGGCTGGTTTTACTAAGTTGCGTCCTGCACATACAATGCAACGGCATATTCAAACAATGGGTTACTTTAAGAATGTGATTGATGACCGAAAAGACAAGAAGATTGTGGTTGTAGGTCACCATACACCAAGCTACCTTTCAATCCATGACAACTACAAACATGACCATTTGATGAACGGTGGCTATCATAGTGACTTGAGCGAGTTCATTATGGACAGACCTCAAATCAAACTATGGACTCATGGTCATACACATGAACCATTTGATTATGTTTTGGGTGAGACACGCATTGTTTGTAACCCTCGTGGTTATCAAGGACATGATAGACAAGCTGACGTGTTTCAATTAAAGTTTTTGGATATCTAAGTGAAACAAGGTGTCCAATATTTCTTGTATAAGAAAAGAATCTATCGTATAATCTATGTACGTTCAATGAACGAAATTTTTAAAGGAAACAAAATGACAAAGAGCAAAAGCGAACGCCTAGTAGAGGCATTGAGTAAAGGTGAAGAATTGACAGCGGCACAAATTAAAGCCCGTTTTGGTATTGCTAACCCAACAGCTACCGTAAGCGACTTGCGCTTGCGTGGTGGTTATGCAGTTTATGCAAATGAACACAAGACAGGCGTTAAGTATCGTTTGGGTACACCAAGCCGAGCAGTTGTTGCAGCCGGTTACCGCGCATTGCAAGCACAGTAATTTGTGCATAAAGGTTTTACGGGCACCTCAAGCCCGTTCAGAATTTTACATCAGGAGTTACAATGGGTTGGTTTCACAATTTGATGGTTAAGTTGGATCGTTATCGTTTAATTCCTGATAGAGAAACTGGTGAAGATTACATGCACCGTTACTACCTGTTTCTCAAGGATCGCAAGAACTTCCCGTTCAATGTTACATTGCACAAGATCCTAAAGAGTGATGAGCCAGTGTTTCATGACCATCCCTGGCCCTATATGACAATCGTTCTCAAAGGCGGCTACTGGGAACATACCCCTGTATTTGATAACAGTGGCAAACTATTTGCTGAATACACTACATGGCGTGGTCCTGGTAGTATTATCAAGCGTGGTGCAAACGAGTATCACTGGCTTGAACTTGACGAATCAGTTGGACCAGCTACTACATTGTTCTTCATGGGACCTCAACAGCGTGACTGGGGCTTCTTGAAAGACAACAAGTGGCTTCAATGGGAAAATTATCTAAGCAATAAAAAAGAAAAGAAAGCGGCATAATGTTTGTCAAATTAACTAACGCAACTCCTGCACACAAAGGTAAGGGACTTGCAATCAATCTCAATTCTATTGTCACAATGCACAATGACAAAATTGAACGACAATTGGATGAGAACACAACTTACTTTGAAGATGTAACTTATCTATTTTGTCCTCCCCACGGCACATGGGAAGTACAAGAATCAATTGACGAAGTAATAACTATTATCAACAAGGCAAGAAAATGAGTGAAGAACTAAGAGAAATCCTCATCATCTTACAAGAGGAGTGCAACGAAGTTGCTAAAGAGATTTGCAAGATTATGCGTTATGGTCCTGACCAAATCAAGCCAGGCACAGACAAAACAAATATCCAACACTTAGAAGGTGAAATCGGTGACTTGGAAGCAATGATTGAATTGCTTACTGATTTGAATATTGGTGTTGGTGCACAAGGTAGATTTGAAGCCAAAATGCGTAAATTTGAAAAGCTAAAACAGTGGTCTAATCTCAAAATCGATAAATAATTTTATGGATTTACTATTCATCATATTAGTTTTCATAGCCGGCTTCATTGCAGGTGAAATGGTATTGGCATACAAACTAAAGAACCTCTTAGAAGATTACATCGAATTTGAGCGTGAAGAAGAGGAAGAGACCAATCAAATCTTTAAGTTAAAGACTGAAAAGATTAATGATGTGTTGTTCCTGTATGACAATACAGACAACTTTGTGTGCCAGGGCGCAACACTAGAAGAATTGGCTAAACTAGCTATACAATACAAGAATATCAAATACGCCGCAGTCTTTCACAACGAAAAAATGTATATGTTCGTGGACGGTACTGTAAAACAAACAGCATGAAAATTAAAATCAGTAACTTTCCGAAGGGACCTAAGTCCCAGAAGATTGATATCCAAATCGACAAGTGGGATACATGGAACACAGATGCCACACTTGCCCGTATCATCTATCCTATGTTACTGCAACTTAAAGAAACAAAGCACGGGGTGCCTAACGAGTTTTGTGATGTAGGTGGTGAAGATTATAACCAGCAAGATAGTTTCGAGTTCTATAAAGAAACACATGATGATGCATGGAACGAAGGTGCCAAGCGTTGGGACGATGTACTAGACAAAATGATTTGGTCGTTTGAACAAATCGCATACGCCGATATTGACGAACATTATCATCATGGTCAAGCTAAGTATGATTGGGTCATTACTGACCAAACATACCCCAATCCTATTACAGGTGTACAAGAGCCTACTTATCAAATGGTAGATAAGAATCCCACTGAACATTGGTATGACCATGTTGGACATCGACTACACGAAGAACGCATCCAAGAAGGCCTCGAGTTGTTTGGTAAGTACTTTCGCAACTTGTGGGATTGATATGGATATGTTTCACAATATGGTCAAGGACTTGCGAATCGCAAGTGATGCGTTTAAAGATGTTGGGTTCGAATCAATCACCGAAGAAGAATTTCAAACATTTTTAAAAGAGGCAACATTTGAAAAAATAAAAGGTAAGAAGTTGGGCGAAATCTTTTCAGAAAAGTTCGGTGTGCAGGATAGAGTGCTAAGTATGTTTAGAGATGACCGTGATGTTATCAAGCACATTAGATATTGTAAATACGTTAGATGAAACAAAAATATATTGACTACTACATGGATGTAGCAGAGCGTACTGGTAAACTCAGTCACGCTATTCGTAGACAAGTTGGCGCAATCATTGTCAAAGACAATCGCATCCTAAGTTATGGATACAACGGAATGCCTAGTGGTTGGGATAATGATTGTGAATATAAAGAATACGCAGGAGATGCAGGTGGTTGGCTAAGTCCTGAAGAAATCTTTGAGCGTTGGCCCTATACAGAAGAAGTAACAAAGACTACAGAAGATGGGCAAGAATGGAAATATAACGCTCGTTATCGTTTGGTAACTAAGGATGAAGTGTTACATGCGGAAAGTAACGCAATCGCTAAAGTGTCCGGTAGTTCGGAATCAAGCGAAAATGCTACATTGTTTGTAACAACCGCTCCTTGTATTCATTGCGCTAAAATGATATTCCAATCAGGAATCAAGTCGGTGTTCTATAAAGAAGAATACCGCGACACGGCAGGTGTCGACTTTTTGACAAAAGGTGGTGTCGATGTTACAAGATACGTGGCACAAGATTGAAGTAGATTTATCATATGGTGAACTTACCCCGTTATTAAAATGGGTAGAAAACAACTGTACAAGTAATTGGAACTATGATATACTAGAGTCAGCAGGAAGAGAAGCAGGAATCTACCGATTCTTCTTTAAAGAAGACAAAGACGCAGTAGCGTTCACATTGTGGAAGAAATGAAATACTACACGTTTTACCGTGAGAGCAACAAGTTTGACGATATACTAGCCGATGCTAACATCAAAAAGTTTATCCGTGAAAAGATTCGTTGGCTAAACTATCTTAAGATAGGAATCGATGAATATGAAAAGGGAACAGACAAAGTGTTCTTCTATATCACATTGAAGTATGGTGATGAAATTCGCACACAATTAACAAAAGACTATAGACCTATTCCTAATGTAGACTATATCCCTATAAGGAAATAACATGATTGAAGCAATGATTATCCTACTTGTGTTGTTACAGATTAAACACTGGTACATTGATTTTGTAAACCAAACAAACGATGAAGTTGCAAGTAAAGGTATATACGGTGATGGCGCTGGCATCGGGCATAGTGCTAAACATGGTTTCGGTACATTATTGTGTATTCTTGCAATAGTAGGCGTACCCTACTTATTCTTTGCTGTTGTATTAGCATTGATTGATTTTGTAGTCCACTATCATGTTGACTGGATCAAAATGAATTACGGAAATCGTGATATCACAACTCCCCAATTCTGGAGTCATCTTGGCTTAGACCAAATGATGCACCATCTTACATATATCTTTATTGCATATATGATGGTTTAATAATACTTAATAGGTTTAGATTTCTTATCTTGTACGAGAACATCAAATTTCTCACCTACACCTATTATACAACTGGTATTATCTTTAGTAGCGATGATTGACCAACTCTTTGTTTCAGGGTTGATCCATAATGTCATTACACTTCCAGCCATATCACTTGCTTTCCCAATGATGATTGGTGCTTCTTTGTAATCCTCACGCAATGTCTTTACGATAGTTTTTGTATCGTCACAATACATATCTGCGGATGATATTTCTCCGCCAAAGACACAAGTAGAAGTTAAGAGTAATAATGCAGGAAGTGATTTCATTAACTACTTATCTGTTTTATTTTTCTTTGTTCTTTTCTGCGGCCCATTCTTTTTGGATTCCTCCATCATTCGTTCTGCGATAGGACTAGTATGATGTGGCGTTTGTTTTGGTTGTTCTCTTGTTCTAGGTCTTCTCATAAACCAACTCATAGTTTTCTCCCATAAAAAAGCCCCTTTCGGGGCACATCATTCTTCAGTGTTTCTAGTTAGATAGCTATTAACTTTTGCATCTGCTTCTTCTTGTGTACTTGCGTAAACTTTGAAGATGCCTTTGTTTTGACTAATAGTAGCATCAAATGGAATGACTCCGCT